TAAGGACACGCAAGTAACTTTTAACCCAGATCCAAATGGTAGATTTAATGTTAGTTGGGTACCAAGTTTAAAATTACAAAATAACGTTATATTAAAAAATGGCGTAAGATATCCAGGTAATGAACATATGGGCGCGTTTGGTTGTGACTCATATGATATATCTGGAACAGTAGATAGCAGAGGTTCTAAAGGAGCTTTACACGGATTAACAAAATTCTCAATGGAAGACGCTCCAGCTAATACATTTTTTTTAGAATATATAGCTAGACCTCAAACTGCTGAAATATTTTTTGAAGATATTTTAATGGCATTAGTATTTTATGGTATGCCAATATTAGCAGAAAATAATAAACCTAGATTATTATACTATTTACGAAGAAGAGGATATAGAGGGTTTAGTATGAACAGACCTGATAAAATCTGGAACAAATTATCTGTAGCAGAAAAAGAAGTTGGTGGAATACCAAACTCTAGTGAAGATATAAAACAAGCTCACGCTGCAGCAATAGAAATGTATATTAATGACCATGTTGGTTTATTGCAAGATGGTACTTATGGTACTATGTATTTTAATGAAACTTTAAACGATTGGTCTAAGTTTGATATAAATAAAAGAACTAAGCATGATGCTTCAATAAGTTCTGGATTAGCTGTAATGGCTTGTAATAGACATTTATACAGACCAAATCCAAAGGTAGAAAAGCAGCCGGTAAATATACATATATCAAAATATAACAACAAAGGATTTCAATCGACAATAATAAAAAATAACGCATGACAGAGAATTATATAGACTTTCCATCACAAGCGGTTAGTGACCTAGAAAAACTATCTGAGGAATATGGGCTAAAAGTTGCTAAAGCTATAAAACAAGAGTGGTTCACAGGCGCTAATTCTAAATTTAATAGTAATATAAATAATTACCATAAATTGAGATTATATGCTAGAGGTGAGCAGTCTGTTAAAAAATACAAAAACGAATTATCTATAAATGGCGATTTATCTTATTTAAATTTAGACTGGAAACCTGTTCCTATAATACCTAAATTTGTAGACATAGTTGTAAACGGAATGTCTCAAAGAAATTATGAAATATCTTGTTTTTCTCAAGATCAGTATGGTGTCAGTAAAAGAACTGAATATATGGAATCTATAATACGAGATATGAAGGCTAAAGAATATAGTAATCTAGTTCAAGAGCAATTTGGTATAGATATATTTGATAATAAACCTGAAACTTTACCAGACACTGAAGAAGAATTAGCGTTACACATGCAATTAAATTACAAGCAAGCTGTTGAATTAGCAGAAGAGCAAGCTATAGACGTTTTAATGGAAGCTAGTGATTATGACTTAATAAGAAGAAGATGCTTGTATGATTTAACCGTGCTTGGTGTAGGTGCAACAAAAACAACTTTTGATTGGACTGACGGTGCTAAAGTTAAATATGTTGATCCAGCTAATTTAGTTTATTCTTATTCTGAATCTCCATATTTTGAAGATATATATTACGTTGGTGAATTAAAAGAAATACCAATAAATGAATTAGTTAAAGAGTTTCCTGATTTAACAGAACCTGAAATAGAAGAAATAGTTAAAAATTCTGGAAAAACAATATATGCTGGTCATGATTATAAAGCTAATACAGATAAAAACAAAATAGAGGTTCTGTACTTTAATTATAAAACACACATGAACGATGTTTATAAGTTAAAGAAAACTGGTAGTGGAGGGGAAAAGGTTATACAAAAAGACGACACATTTAATCCTCCGGTTGAAAGCATGGACGGTAATTTTAGTAAGTTAGAAAGAGTTATTGAGGTTTTATACGAAGGCGTTTACGTTATAGGTATTGATAAGCTACTAAAATGGAAGATGGCTGATAATATGATGAGATCTGAATCTGACTTTGGTTCGGTAAAAATGAATTATCAAATGGTAGCTCCTAGAATGTACAGAGGAAAAATAGAATCTATAGTTAGTAGAATAACAGGTTTTGCTGATATGATTCAATTAACTCATTTAAAGTTACAACAAGTTATGGCTCGTATGGTGCCAGATGGTGTTTATCTTGATGTTGACGGTTTAGCTGAGGTTGATTTGGGTAATGGTACTAACTATAATCCACAAGAAGCTTTAAATATGTTTTTCCAAACTGGTTCTGTTATTGGTAGAAGCTTTACTAGTGAAGGATCTGGTAATCCAGGTAAAGTTCCTATACAGCAAATAAATAATGGTGTAAATAGTGGTAAAATACAAAGTTTAATATCTACGTATAATTATTATTTACAAATGATACGAGACACTACAGGGCTAAATGAAGCTAGAGATGCAGCAACACCTGATAAAAACGCTTTAGTTGGCGTTCAAAAGTTAGCAGCGGCTAACTCAAATACAGCAACTAGACATGTATTACAATCGATGTTGTATTTAACAGCTGAAGTAGCGGAGTGCATGTCATTAAGAATAGCTGATATAGTAGAGTACTCACCTACAAAAGATGCTTTTATTAGAGCTATTGGAGCACATAATGTTGCTACTTTAGAAGAGTTAAAAGATTTACATCTGTATGACTTTGGTATTTTTATAGAACTACTACCAGATGAAGAGGAAAAAGCTATGTTAGAAAATAATATTCAAGCAGCAATAGCTCAGCAGTCTATTGATTTAGATGACGCTATAGATTTAAGGTCTGTAAGAAATGTTAAATTAGCAAATCAATTGTTAAAAGTAAAAAGAAAAACAAAAGCGTCTAGAGATCAGCAAATGCAGCAAGAAAATATGCAAGCTCAAGCGCAAGCTAATGCTCAAGCACAACAAGCGGCCGCTCAAGCTGAAATGCAAAAAGCTCAAGCTAAAACACAAGCTGAAGCTCAATTAGAACAAACTAAAAACCAATTACAAACTCAATTTTTACAAGCTGAGGTTCAGGCTAAAAAAGAACTAATGCAATTTGAGTTTGAGTTAAACTCTAAGTTAGAAGAAATGAAAAAAGAAACAGATGACTTAAGAGAAAATAAACGAGAAGATAGAAAAGACGAAAGAGTTGATATGCAAGCTAATCACCAAATGAATATGATCGAACAAAGAAAACAGGGCGATTCTAATAAAGATTTTGAATCATCAGGTAATGATATACTTAGCGGAGGCGCGGGTATGAGTAAATTCGGTCTTTAATTTTTAATATTTTATAAAATTTTATTATGATAGAACTAAATGAAGAAGTTGTTGAAGAAACAACTAGTTCAGCTGAAGAAACAACTGAACAAACAAATGAGCAACCTGTAGAAGAGGTTACTGAAAAACCAGAAATAGATGAATCTAAATTTGATAGTGCTGGTAACGACAGTGTTATTAAAGTAGATCTAAGTAAACCACCTATACAACCAACTGATAACGTAGAAAAAGTAGAGAACAACGAAGAGGAACTACCAGTAATGGAAGAAGTAACTGTAGAAGATCTTAAAGAAACTGAGCAAAAAGAAGTTGAACAAATACAAAGTGAAACTGTCAAAGCAATAGAGAGTTCAGAGGCCACAGGTAAACCTCTTCCTGAAAATATACAAAAGCTTGTTAGCTTTATAGAAGAGACAGGTGGAGATATACACGATTACGTAAAGTTAAACAGAGACGTTAGCGAAATGGACGACTCTGATGTGTTAAATGAGTATTATAAGCAAACTAAATCTCATTTATCAAACGAAGAAAGATCGTATTTATTAGAAGATTCTTTTGGTGTCAATGAAGATATAGACGACGAAAGAACAATACGAATGAAAAAAATAGCCCTCAAAGAGCAAGTTGCCGAGGCTAAAGCCCACTTAGACGGGCAAAAGTCTAAATATTATGAAGAAATTAAAGCTGGGTCAAAGTTGACCGAAGAGCAAAAGCAAGCTATAGATTTTTTCAACAGATCTGAAAAACAAAAAGAAGTTATAGAAACAAACAAAAGAACGTTTTTAAATAAAACTGATAGTTTCTTTGGACAAGATTTCAAAGGTTTTGAATATAATGTCGGAGATAAAAAGTACAGGTTTAACGTTAAAGATGTTAATAAAGTTAAGGAAACACAAAGTGATATTAATAATTTTGTTAGTAAGTTTACTGACGGAGAAAATTCAACTATTAAAGACGCCGCTGGTTACCATAAATCTTTGTTTACCGCTATGAATCCTGACGCTATAGCAAAACATTTTTATGAGCAAGGTAAATCCGATGCTATTAAAGATAGAGTTATTAAGGATAAAAATATTAATTTGGACCCTAGACAAACCCACGGTGAAACAAACGTTGGTGGTGTTAAAGTTAGAGTTTTAGGCGAATCTGCTTCTGATATGAAAAACAGATCTTTTAAGATTAGAAAAAGAAAATAACAACAATTTAAAATAAATTAATTATGGCAATTACTCCAGGAACGCAGAGTAGAGGCGCTGCAATACAAGCGACTACATCTGCAAATTATTTAGACATCCAAGACAATGGATGGGCACAACAGTATCTTCCTGACCTAATGGCTAAAGAAGCTGAGGTATTCGGGCAAAGAACTATCTCTGGTTTTCTTACTCAAGTAGGTGCAGAAGAGGCTATGTCAGCTGATCAAGTTATTTGGTCAGAACAAGGTAGATTACACCTTTCATACAAATGTGATATGTTAGATGTTACAGCTAGTACAATTAATATTACTCATAATATTGATGGTGTAGCTCAAACAACAGATCACGGTATTAGAGTTGGTGATCAAGTATTAATCTCAGGTGGTTCAGGTGCTACTGTTACAGCTCGTGTAAGCGCTGCTGCTGCAGCATCTCAAACTATTACTGTACAGCCTTATGGCGCTGCTCATATGACAAACTTGTCTTATGTAAACGGTGACAACTCTTGTACAATACTAGTATTTGGTTCTGAAAACGCTAAAGGAACTAGCTATTCAGCTCCTAACAGATCTAATAAACCTGCTTTCACAACATTTACTAACAAACCAATTATATTAAAAGATTTGTATGAAGTATCAGGATCTGATGCTGCTCAAATTGGTTGGGTTGAAGTATCTGGTGAAGACGGACAAAATGGTTACTACTGGTACTTAAAAGCTGAGGGCGACACTAGAGCTAGATTTAATGATTACTGCGAAATGAGTATGATTGAATCAGAGCTAGTACATGCTGACTCTGCTATTGCGTTACCAACTGATGGTGGTGCAGGTACAGCGGGTACTGAAGGTTTATTTGCTGCTATTGAATCAAGAGGACATCAATCATCTGGTGTAACAGGTGTTAACGCTGCTACTGATTTAGCAGAGTTTGACGCTATACTAGCTGAGTTTGATAAAAATGGTTCAATTGAAGAAAATATGATGTTTGTTAATAGAGCAACTGCTTTAGCAATAGATGATATGTTAGCTTCAATGAATTCTTATGGCGCTGGAGGTACTTCTTATGGAGTATTTGACAACGACGAAGATATGGCATT